GTCGCCAACCATATCGTCAGTTGCGTCACCACCTGCTTCAACCGGTGCTACTTCTGTTTGTTCTACATCTAAGAAAGATTCATCAGTTGCTTCTTCATCTTTTGACTCTTCTTCTTTAGTTTCTTCTTCTTTAGAATCGTCTTTTGATGCTTCTTCTACTGCTTCATCTTCTTTTGACTCGTCTGATGCTTTTTCTTCTACTTTGTCGTCTTCTTTTTTGTCTTCTTTAGACGCTTCTGTAGTTTCTTCATCTTTTGAGTCTTTTTTTGAAGTTTCGTCTACTTCGATATCTTTGATATCATCTTCTAATAGACCTTCATAGATTGATCTTGATTTCTCCACAACGATATCATGGAAAATCTCTTCAGCCGCTGATCTGTCATCAGCAACTAATTTTTCAAGCATTTGCTCGAATTTACTTTTATCTGACATTATTTTTCTCCTATTAACGTTTATGATAAGACTGTCATGTATTATTTAACACATTATATAAAAAATAGGTAGATAATGGGCCGATACAGCCCGTTTTGACGCCGATTTTACAGATGATGGCGTCTTTTGAACTCTTGCACAGTGATTTCACTGTAATTTGTATATTTTTTAAGGTCTTTAGCCTCAAAAACATTGGTGCCTTCTGGCACTACTCTTATATATCTCTTCAAGGAGTTCTTCTGTAGGATAATGCTGGTTTGACGATTCCAATTGCCGTGATAGGTAGCCACATCAGAATTCTTTTTGTAGTTGGGTGTGTCACCAAATATGTTGTTCAGTTTGCCTTGTTCTGTTCCTATGAAATCAAATCCCAAGATGTAGATCAATTGATGTCCATGTTTGCTTGCCAACCACAGTGCTGTGGGTCCTGATGACCATCCGAGGCTGGGTTCAAAGAAGTTTAAGCCTTTGTACTTTTTATATGCTCTGTTGGGATTTGTCCATACCGGCATTTGTTGTTGGGCATTTGCTGTGCAGATCTCATTGATCATCTTGGCATCCACTGCCACCAAGTAATCTGGTGTAAATGTTCTGTACACTGCATTGCAGGCGTACACTTTGCCTATGTCTTTAAGTGGTTCTAATGGAATTGGCTTGCGACTGAGACCATTGCCCAATACAAAAGCAACGGACATTTATTATACCTCAGGCTGATTAGCGGCGCCGTACATACTTCTCACAAACTCTAATTCTTTTTGTTGCTCTTCTTTGTGGAATTCACCGGCTTTTCTGGCTTTGTTGATCTGTTTAAGCGTCAGTCTTGTTTTACGTGTGTCGTCTAAACCCATGATGGACTGATCTTCAGTGGCATCATACTGTTTCTGTTCACCTGGTTGGGTGGTAATTTGATCATAATAGAATAGTTCACGCAATATCATAAAAATATTTATGCTTAGGCGCCCGGAGTTGGAGTTCCACCAGTGCCACCTGTATCGCCTCCGCCTGCGGCTGGTGATGGTTGTTCTTCTCCGCCTGGTTCACCTGCTGGTGCTTCTGGTTCTGCTGTGTCCAAGTCTGCTTGAATACCTGCTGTGCTTACACCTGCACTTCTTAATTCTGTGGCAGACGTTGTGGGTTTAGCCTGCATGGCTTCATCATTTTCTTCTCTCCACAATCTTTCGTTTTCTGCCATCTCTTCTGGAGATAATCCTAAGAATCTTGAAAGAGCATATCGTTTGCTCACAAATGGTACACCAGCAATCTGTGTGTATGTTGAAATTCTTTGATTGTCCACTTCTGATTGTCTGTAAGAAGCAAAGTTCATTGGTGGTTGGAACTTGATATCAAACATTGCTGTATCAATGTTGACACCTTTTTCCAATAGATAACGTTTGAACTCTTGATTGAATTCATCTGACACTAAATTTTGTAATCTTTCACAGTATTTGTTGAATCTTAATTCTTGAATGTATGCTGTGCCTACTCTACCATCATTGTATTGGCTCTGTGAATCGTCTGCACCTGTTGGCAAATAACTGCTTGGAATACGTAAACCTCTCAACAGTTTGTTGGTAAAGTATTTTAGATCGTCAATCTCACCAAGGTTAGTACCACCTGGCAGTGTTTCCACTTTAGAACCTCTACCTTCTGCTGTTTGTGGGAAGAAATAATCTTCGTTAATGGATAATGGATTGTACGAACTGTCAATTACATTGGTTCCACCGCCTGAGGCTGATGGAATACGTCTTTGATGTATTTCTGTTTTGACTCTTTCTACGAACTGCATTGCCAAGTGTGATGGCATATTACCCACATCAATATAGAACACACGTCTTTCAGGTGCTCTTTGTACACGATAGATAATGATTGCGTCTTCCAGTAATTCTTTTTGTTTGTAAACTTTAAAGATTGATTCTAACAATGAGTTTCCAAATGGAAAGTTATTGTCTAAGCCTTCTGAAAGACTCAAGTGCATGATGTGATCTGAATCAACAGCAATTTCTCTCTGTCCTGTGGCAAATCTTGTGCCTGGTGAATCTTGATAGTTGGCTCCCACCATACCTCTTACGCCACCTGTTAAATATCCTGAACCACCGCCAGTCACATTGCCTGTGGTTTGATAAGGTGTTGTGGCTACTAAATTCTTAAAGTTAAAGTTGATGTCTCTAACAACGTACTGCTCAGGTGTTTTGCCTGTGCTTTCGTTCACAATTATTTTAGAAACTTTGGCTGGATCCACATGAAACAATTTTTTAGTTTCAGGATCTCTAATAAAAAACGCATCACCGTACTTGAACACATTACGAATGATTTTAAAAACTCTTTTGCTCATGTCATTCAACTTGCACCACTGTTGTAGATACTGCTCAATGATCTGTATTTCAGAATTGGTTGCTTTTTGTCTATAATCAAATTTGAATGGTGTGCCATTCTGTGTGTTGTTCTGTGTGCAGAACTCTGCTAGAATATCCAATGCCGCATTCACTTCAGAATCAAGATCCATCACATTGTATTGTCCGTAACGTTCTATTCTGTTTGGAGCACCGCTGTACACATCTGGAAGATATGAGGAATAGTTTGACTTGGCAGGTCCTGGCTTGCTACCTATACCTCCACCCAATGGTGAATTCATGCCAGGCATAGAACCTTCAATAGGCACTTCTGTAAAATATTTTTTCCAACTCATTATCCGAAATTCTCCGCTGTGTCTGTTGTGGCTTTAGAAGTTATTCTGCTGTATTTGTTACCTTCGTCTAATACGTGTAAAATCTGTTCCATAGTGTTATTTAATCGTTCCAGTTTGTCGCCAGTTGCACTTGCGGATGATGTTATCGATCCATTCATTCCACTTTGTAATTTTGTCATTGCGTTGCCTAAGTTGTCTAAACTGTTAGCATACATGTCTATTTTGTTTTTGTCAAGTTCATCTAGTGTTTTATTGATGTTTTTGGCAAAGTTTTCTGGACCTCCACCAAAAAGTTTACCAAAGAAGCCTGTCACACCGCCTTTAAGCGATCCTCCACCCAGTTTGACCATTGCCACAGAAAGACTGGTTGCCGCTTTGGCAATCTGACTAATTTTATCTCCATCAACTGCTTGGAATTTTTCTAATGCCTCTGCGAAAGTGTTTAAGCCTTTGCCTGCTAAAAATGCCGCGGCTCCTACACCTGCACCCAATAAAGTGATAATACCTGCAAGAACAGCCGCACCCGCTAATGCTTTGACTCCCAATGGTCCTCCCAATGTTGCCAACCCTGATCCTAGTCCTTTCACTCCTGCGCCTATGCCTTTGAATACACCGCCAACACCGGCACCCAATTTTCCTACTATGCCGCCACCAGCACCACCTTTGCCGCCACCCATGCCTGGAAGGTAACTGGCTCCTTTAGATGCCACTGCTCCTATACCTGCGCCGGCAACTTTGCCAACTGCTATGGTGGCAATCAATGCTCCAAGAGATACTACTGCTCCACCAAAGGTTCCTAATTTCTCTTGTACATATAAAACACCTGAGGCCATTTGTTCTAAGCCTTTAGCAAGTAGTCCTACAGCACCTCCCAATAGATCAGTGATCGGTGATAAC